GGCGGTGAATTTTGGTAGAAAGACCAAGAATTTGATTGACAGTGATGATTATAAGATGGTGTTTCCTGACGTTAAGTTGGCGGCGGATAGTAAGGCCAGTGGTCGGTGGGACACGAGCAGTGGTGGGATGTATTATGCTGTGGGTGTGGGCTCGAACTTGGCGGGACGTGGTGGTGACTTGGTGATTATTGACGATCCGCATTCGGAGCAGACGGCTATGAGCAATAGTGGTTTTGACGATGCGTGGGATTGGTATACTGGGGGCCCCCGACAGAGACTACAACCTGGAGGTAGTATTGTTCTGGTGCAAACGAGATGGTCGGAAAAGGACATGACGGGTCAGTTGATACGGGCGATGGCTAAAGACCCGTTAGCGGACCAGTGGGAAGTTGTGGAGTTACCTGCTATCTTTGAGGATGGTAAGCCGTGTTGGCCTGAGTTCTGGAGCTTGGACGATTTGACTGCGGTCCGCGCTTCGATACCTTTGAGCAAATGGAATGCCCAGTATCAGCAAAATCCTACGGGTGAGGAGAATGCGATTATTAAGCGGGAATGGTGGAAGAAGTGGGAGAGTGAAGTTGTGCCCAATCTTGAGTATGTGATACAGAGCTACGATACGGCTTTTAGTAAGAGGGAGACGGCTGACTTTAGTGCGATTACGACATGGGGTGTGTTTTATCCGAATGAGTCGGGTGCGCCAAATTTAATTTTGTTGGACAGTAAGAAAGGGCGGTGGGAGTTTCCTGAGTTAAAGCAGATAGCGTTTGAGGAATTTAAGTTTTGGGACCCCGACACGGTAATCGTGGAGGCCAAGGCGAGTGGGTTGCCTTTGACCCACGAACTACGGAACATAGGGATTCCTGTTGTAAACTTTACACCGAGTAAAGGAAATGATAAGGTGTCGAGGGTACATAGCGTATCTCCTTTATTTGAAGCGGGGATGGTGTGGGCGCCTGACAAGAGGTTTGCGGACGAACTGATTGAGGAGGTGGCTGCTTTTCCAAATGGGGAGTATGACGACTTGGTAGATAGTATGACACAGGCTTTAATGAGATATCGACAGGGAAATTTTATACAATTACCAACAGATGACTGGCATGAAGATGAAAACTCTGTTAAGGTAAGGGCGTATTACTAGAAAGGTAATTATGACGAGAGAGCGTTATTTTAGTCCAGGTACGGCCCCTTTAGAAAGATTTGCCAGAGGTGTGTATGACGCTTTGCCAAAAAGTTTTGCTGAAGCAAACAAGATGTTTAATCCTGTGGAGGTGTTACAGGAAGCAAGTGGTAAATCAAGACGTTTTTTTGAAAGTGGTGGTAAGGACAGGCAAGCGGGTATTGAGGCGTTAATAGATACGGCAATGCTTGGTATAGGACCTGCTGCTTACGGGGTGGCCTCTTTACTTAGAACACCTGCTAAAAAATCTGTGGATTATGCAACCAAAGCCTTTCAGGAACTTTTTAATCCCTTGGGGGCTAGTGACGATAGGGTCGTGGAAACTGGTACTAAGGGTATGACCCGAAGGGATTTTTTGGGTGGAACAGGAGCAGGGGTTATTTTAGCGGGGGCTCCGATATTAAAAGAAGTAGGTGAGTTATTACCTGAAAAGGGTGTTGTAAAAACGTCTGCGGATCTTTTTAGACAGTCTTTAAAAAATTCAAATGCAGCTTTTTCTAGAATCATTCAACTTCAGGATGCTGTAAAAAAGGCAGATGAAGCTACTATGAAAGCATCACGTGAGGCTATAGATAAAGGTCTTGCAGATCCACTGGAGGAATTATTCATACTTAAACCTAAACCTGACTTTGTTAAAAAACTTGAAGAAAGTCAGGATGTAGCTGTTGAGGTTTTAAATAAAAATTTATCTGAGTTTGTAAAGGATTTAACAAGGGAGAAGCTATTAAAGTTATCGGACGAAGAATTAAGTATTTTAAATAAATTAAAACACGTTTCTCCTCATAAGATAGATTCTACTGGTAATATGTCTGGTTTTGGAAAAACCTACGAGAGAGCAGGAGAACCTTTGAGACAAAGGTATATATATGATCCCGATAAGGATTTATATAATTTAGTTCTTGATCCAGAATCGGCAAGAGTAAGTGAATTAATTGATAGCGTATTGATAGAAAGAGGATTGTTTGATAGATTTGTTGGCCTTTCAGATGATTTTAAAGGAAGCACCGCTATTATAAGTGATGCTATGTCAGCAAAATCAGATATAGGTAAAGCTGAAGGTGGTGTTATTAGTTTAAAAGATAAAGCTGTGAATATGACAAAAAATCCTAAAGGTGTTGACAGTTTAGTAAAGACTGCTACGGATATGTACAAATGAGGTTTTAATGGATA